CTCGGCGTTCCCCGGCACCGCCAAGCGCCTGTTCATCAGCACGCCCACGCTGGCCGGCACCAGCCGCATCGCCGCACTCTACGCCGCCAGCGACCGCCGCCGATTTCACCTGCCGTGCCCGGACTGTGGCCACGCCCAGGCGCTGGAATGGTCCGGCTTGCACTGGTCGCCCGACGCCGCCGTGTGCGAGTACGCCTGCCGCGAGTGCGGGGCCACCAACAGCGAGGCGCGGTGGAAGTCGCAACTGCCGCGCGGCACCTGGGTGGCCGAAGCCCCCGAGGCGCGCACCCGCGGCTACCACATCAACGCGCTCTACTACCCGATCGGCCTGGGCCCGCGCTGGCTCGACCTGGTCGAGATGTGGCGCGCCGCGCAGAACGACCCCGCCAAGCTCAAGACCTTCGTCAACGACCGGCTCGCCGAGGTGTGGGAAGACCCCGCCATGCGCGCGGTCAAGCACAACATCCTCGCCGACCGCGCCGAGCCCTACCGCCTCCGCGAGGCCCCGGCCGAGGTGCTGGCCATCACCGCCGGCGTCGACACGCAGGACAACCGGCTGGCCATCCACATCATCGGCTGGACGCGCCGCGGCGCGCACTTCACCCTGGACTACGTCGAGCTGCCCGGCGACCCGGCCGACGACGTGGTCTGGCTCAACCTCACCGACCTCATCAACCGCCCCATCGCCCACGCCAGCGGCGCCACGCTGCGCATCGAGGCCACCGCGATCGACGCCGGCGGCCACCGCACCGAGGCGGTCAAGGCGTTCGTGCGCCGCGGCCTGATCCGCCGGCCGATGTGCATCTTCGGCGCGGTGCCCAACAACGCGCCGGTCCTGTCCAAGCCCAAGCTGGTCGACGTCAATTGGCGCGGCCAGCTCGACAAGCGCGGCGTGCACATTCACCACGTTGGCACGGTGGCGGTCAAGCACCTGCTCTACAGCCGCATCAGCGCGGATCACGACAAGCCGCGCGAGGCACGCATGGTGCGCCTGAGCGAAGACCTGCCGCCCGAGTTCTTCGCCGGACTGGTCAGCGAAACCTACAACCCCACGAAGAACCGCTTCGAGAAGCGCACCGGCGCCCGCAACGAACCGCTCGACACCTGGGTCTACGCCTTCGCCGCCGGCCACCACCCCGAACTTCGCCTGCACCGCCGCAGCCAGGCCGACTGGGACGCGGTCGAAGCGCGCCTCACGCAGGCGGGTGCGGCCGGCACGCCGCCGGGCCCTGTGCCGCCGCCCGCACCCACCACCAAACCCACCGCCGCGCCGTGGATGCCACGGCGGGGTGGGTGGATGAATCGATAGGGAATGACATGCCGAACACCTGCGAGAACTGCCAGTTTTTCGACCGCAAGCCTGCGCCAGCCACGACATCAGCGCTGTACCTGTCGCCCGCCGGCGATAACTTGGGCCATGGACTTTGCAGGCGCTACGCGCCGAAGCCCGGGGTGTTATTGATCCCGTGGTGGCCGCGGGTCAACCAGTCCGACTGGTGCGGTGAGCACAAGCTGGCGGCGCGCTTGCAGCCTTTCGGAGACTGACCGTGACCGACGACGCCGACCACGCCACCGACCTCGCCGACCGCGAGCGCGAGCAAATCCTCGCGGCGCGCCGCGCCCAGGTGCCCGCGCAGGGGCGAGCCACCTGCATCGACTGCCGCAGCGCGATCAGCGACCTACGCCGCAAGGTCGGTGCCCGGCGCTGCCTGCCGTGCCAGATCAACGTCGAACGCGCCCTGCGCGGCCTGCCGCCCTCATCGGAGACGCCATGAACGTTCGCAAGCTGCTGGCCCGCCTGAACCCGGCCACCCTCAACCTGCGCGGCGGCGGCGGTGGGCCGGACCTGACGCCCGACGACATCGCCGGCGCGCTGGGCTTCGTGCCGGCGGGGCTGGGGCGCGAGGTGCTGTGCTTCCTGTGGTGGCCGCTCGGCACCAGCCTGAAGCCCGGCCAGCTGCTGCAGGAAGTCGGCCTCGTGCAGCACGCCGAACTGCGCCGGCTGCGCCACCACCTCGACCGCGCCGTCGGCGCGCTTGAGATCGCGGAGCTGCGCTACTACAGCAGCCGGATCGCCACGCCGGACCTGCGCGCAGACGTCGAGCGCGCCATCCGGGCCCGCGACGAAGCCCGCGACCGCTGCTGGCCCTACCACCCCGAGATCTACGCCAAGATCGGCGCCGCCGTGCTGCGCGAGATGGCCGACGACCATCGCTGCCCGCGCTGCAACGGCGACGGCTGCCCGCACTGCGACCACATCGGCATCCTGCCGGTCAGCAGCCTGCAGCGGGCGGCTGCCATCGGCGTGGCCGAGACGCCCTATCGCAAGCGCTGGTCGCGGGTGTACGAGTTCACCTACCGCGCCCTGCGCGACGCCGAACAGCGCGCCGCCCGGCAACTGCACCAGGCGCTGCGCAACCCGCTGGAATCCCCTGCCTGATCCGCCCTCGCCAAGGGCGGACGCGCGCCCGGACAATGCCATCATGACCGCCCCTCTGCTCATTGGCCTCTGCGGCTACAAACGATCCGGCAAGTCAACGGTCGCCGGCGTGCTGCACGATGGTTTCGGGTTCCACGTGGAGTCCTTCGCCGCGCCCATTCGCCGCGCGGTGGCGCACATGCTGGCCATGCACGAGTTCCAACTCGAGCGCGCCAAGCAGGACCCGGTCGAGTGGCTGGACGGCCTGACACCGCGCCACCTCATGCAGACGCTCGGCACCGAATGGGGCCGCGCGCAGCACGAGGATCTGTGGGTCAGGTCCGTCTTTCGCCGCATGGACCACGCGGAGCGCGCGGCCGGCCCGGCCCGGCTGTCGTGGGTCATCCACGACGTGCGGTTTCCCAACGAGGCGCGCGCCATCCGGCAGCGCGGCGGCTACGTGGTGCGCGTCTGCCGTGGCGAGGCGCCCGACGGCGACACGCATGCCAGCGAGGTGCCGCTGCCGCCCGAACTGGTCGACGAAACGCTGCCGAACTTTCGCGACATCGGCGCCTTGTCCGACGCCACGGTGGAACTGGTGAACCGCCTGCGGCTCAGGGCCGCCGCCTGACCATGGCGGCGCACCCCGCCCAGCGCGTCGCCGACGAGCAGTTCATCCGCGACGTCGAGGCGGCCAAGGCAGCCGGCATGCGCTCCTGGGCGGAAATCGCCGCGCACCTCGGCTTCACCGAGATCACGGCCTTCTTCAGCCGCCGCCGGCGCGTTGAGCGGCGGCTCGATGTGCTCATTCCGTCGCCGACCGGGCGGGTGGCGCGCAACGCCAAGCCGCAGGCATCACACGCCGCACAGCCCGTCGACGTGAAGCTGCTGGACTCCGGCGCCACGCTGGCCGGGCTCAAGGTGCGCGGCACCAGCACGCTGTTCGACGCCGACGGCAACCCCAAGCTGCAATGGCTCAAGACCACCCGCGACCAGCAGCAGCTCGACGCCTACTACCGCGCGCTCGGCGACGCGCTGGCGGAAAAGGTGCCGCGCGCCAAGCCGGTGCCGGTGGGCAAGGCGGCCGTGCTGCCCGACCTGATGGCCTGCTACCCCATCGGCGACGCCCACATCGGGATGCTGTCGTGGGGTGTCGAGACCGGCGATGACTGGGACCTGCGCATCGCCGAGTACACCCAGTGCGCCGCCATGCGCGCGCTGGTCGACAGCGCCCCGCCGGCGCGCCACGCCACCATCATCAACCTCGGCGACTGGCTGCACTACGACAGCATGGCTGCCGTCACCCCCGGCAGCGGCCACCAGCTCGACGCGGACAGCCGCTACGGCAAGGTGATCCGGGTCGCCATCGCGGTGATGCGCACCTGCATTGACGCCGCCCTGGCAAAGCACACCGCCGTGCGCGTGATCAACGCCATCGGCAACCACGACGAAACCGGCGCGCTGTGGCTCGCGCAGGCACTGGCCGCCGCCTACGAGCGTGAGCCGCGCGTCACCGTGGACACCTCCCCGTCGGTCTACAACTACTTCGAACACGGCAAGTGCCTGGTCGGCATCCATCACGGCCACAAGGCCCGAACCGACCGGCTGCCCGGCGTGATGGCCGCCGACCAGCCCGAAGCCTGGGGCCGCACCCGGCACCGCTACTGGTGGCTCGGTCACGTGCATCACCAGCGCGTCATCGAGGCCGCCGGCGTGGTGCTGGAATCCTTCAACACCCTGGCCGCGAAGGACGCCTACGCGCACGGCGGCGGCTGGCGGGCGCGCCGGCAGATGCAGTGCATCGTGCTGCACTGCGAACACGGCGAGGTGGCGCGGTCGACCGTGACCGCCGCGATGGTGGAGCCTGCCCATGGCCGAAGAAAGCGCGCCGCCTGACGCCCCCGCCGAACCCGCCCCGGCGCGCAAGCGCGGCCGGCTGGTCGGCCTGCCGCGCCCGGCGCCCACGGTGAGCCCGGCCGCGATCGAACTTGCCGAGCGCCTGGTGCGGATGGCCCGCGCTGGCGAGCTGGTCGAGCTGGCGGTGGTATTCGTCGGCCCGGACGGCGCCAGCGGCAACGACTGGACCCCGATCGAGTCCGCCGCGCTGGTGCTGGGCGAGCTGCGCCTGCTGGCCGACGATCTGAGCGAGATCGTGCGCGGTGAATGATCCGCCCCTGCGAGGGGCGGATGGCGGGTGGTTAAATGGGCACGCTGCGGGAATCCGGCCGCCGCCTCTCCCGGCGGCCCCCGCGGTTTCCCCCGTGTGGCAGCCCCGCCCATCTGGTGCGGCGGCCATGACCTGCGCGGGGTCGCCAGGCCACCGAGCGCCATCGGGGCCAGCCGGCACGCGGTCATCGTCGTCGACGGGCCGAACCTGCACGCACGCATCGGCAGGACACCGGCTACTCCGCCGCGGGACCCGGCGGGAGAAGCCACCTCACGGCTAGCCGCGGCGCCCTCTCCCGCCGCGCACTTGTCGCGTTCAGGAATCGCTGCTCTTCACGCCACGCGAACAGGCCGGATTCCTGAGCAACCGAAACGAACGAAACGAGGCCGCCATGACCGCGAATGTCAATGAAGCCACCGCGCTGCTGCTGCAGGCCGTGGCGCTGCTCACCGGCGGCCAAGGCGTCGAGGCGCCCGAGTACCTGGCCGACAACGATCCGCTGACCGCCCCGCTCGATTCGCGCGCCGTCTGGCGCCCGGGCTGGCTCAAGCGGCGCAACGCCGCGGTGCTGGCGCGATTCCCGGGCCTGATCCGCATGGGCGCCAGCATCGGGCTCGACGGCCGGCCGACGACGTCGACGCCGATCAAGCTGATCGACGGCTTCGTGTTCCACGGCGTGGATGCGCGCCAGGACCTGACCGCAAGCCAGCGCGCCAGCCTTGTCCGTGAGGGCCAGCGCACCTTTCTCGCCACGCTGACGGGCGACTTCGCGTCGAGCCTGCCGGTGCTTCCGATCGAAGGGCAGGAGGTCACCACGACGCCCGGCTACTGGACCGCCAGCGTGCATCAGTCGATCCGCGACCCGGCCGACCTCGAGCGACGCCTCGACCGCCTGTACCGCATCCACGACCTGCTGCCGTGACCACGCTCGCCTTCGTGTGCGGCGCCGTGCTCGGCGTCACCCTCGGCCTGCTGATCGCGCGAGCGGAGGACATCTGGTGGGTGCGCAAGATGGAAGCGCGCGACGACGGGACGGCTGACCGTGGCGACTGAGGTGGCGCGCAACGGGCGCCGCCTGCCGCGCGGCATCCGCAACAACAACCCGGGTAACATCCGCGAACCCGCCGGCGACCGCACGCAGTGGGTCGGCGAGCGCGCCACGGACGACGACCCGGCCTTCGAAGAGTTCGTGTCGCCGGTCGACGGCATCCGCGCGCTGGCGATCGTGCTGCGCAACTACCAGCGCAAGCACGGCCTGTCCACCGTCGAGCAGATCATCGGCCGCTGGGCACCGCCCAGCGAGAACGACACCGCCGCCTACATCGCCAAGGCATGCGCGGCCGGCGGCTGGACACGCACCACCGTCCTGGACACCAGCCGCTACGCGCACATCGAGCCGCTGGTGCAGGTGATCATCGCCCACGAGAACGGCGACCCGCGTGCCTACGGCCGCGGCGCGCGCTGGTATCCGCAGGAAGTCGTCGACGCCGGACTGGCTGCCGCCGGCATCGTCAAGCCGGTGAGCCGGTCCAAGACCGTGCAGACGCAGACCGCCCAGGGCGTGGCCGCGGCCGGCGCCGGCGCGGCCGTGCTGCTCGACACCGCACGCGGCGCGCAGGGGCTGGTGCAGCCCGGCACCACGGTCGCCACCGTGCTGCTCGCGGTCATCATCGGCATCGCCGTGTGGCAGGTGTGGCGCAAGGTCAGGTCGCGCCCATGAGCGACGGCCGCGGCTTCCGCTTCGACTGGCGGCTCTCGATGATGGATGTGCTCACGCTCATCAGCATGGCGCTGGTGTTCGCCGTCGGCTACGGCAAGCTCGACCAGCGCGTGCAGGCGCTCGAGCGCGAATCGCCCGTGCTGTCGCAGATCCCGCGCATCGACGAGCGGCTGACCGCCAACACCGCGCGCGATGAACTGCTGCGGCAGGACATCCGCAGCGCGCTCGACGAGATCAAGGGCGAGCTGCGCGAGCAGCGCCGCCTGCTGGAAGAACGCCGGCGGGATCGGCCGTGAAGCGCGCCGCCCTGCTCGCGCTGTGTGCAGTGCTGGGCTGGATGATCGGCGGCTGGCTGTTCGCTGCCGAGCCGAAAGGTACAACCACGGTTGACAGCCTGGGCGATCTGCAAACCGAGGCACGCGAAGCCTGCGCGGCCAAGGGCCACACCCTGCGCGCGTTGCTTGTTGCGTATGACGCAACAGCGCAGCCTGTCGCCGCCCGCGCCCTGTGCGGCGAACCCAAGCGCAGCAAGGCATGACCGACCTGTCAGCCCGCTGGCTCTCGCGCGCCTGGCAGCTCGCCGCCTTCGCGGTGCTCTCGGCCACCGTGCTGCGGGTGCTGGACAAGATCGAGGCTGGCCACTGGGCGCAGGTCATCACCGTGGTGGTGCCGGCCTGGCTGGCGCTCAACGCAGTGGAGAAGTGGCGCAAGCCCTGATCCGAATCCTCTGGCAGTTGCACATCACTGCCGAGGTTTTGTCACATAAGGACCGCGCGTGATCAACCTGATCCTCGGCCGCCTCGCCGGCCTCGCCTCCCCGCTGCTGGCGAAGGCCGTGCTCATCCTGGGAACGATCGTTCTCAGTTTGGGTGCGGCGCTGTCGGTGCAGACCTGGCGCCTCAACGAGCTGCAGGACGACTTCGCGCTGGCGCAGGCGCAGGCGAAAGCCGCCGCGGCCACGGCCAAGGCCACGGTTGACCTGCTCAACGCCCAGCGCGCCGAGGCCGACCGCAAGACGCAGGAAGCCATCGACCAGGCGCTGGCTGAGCGGCCCGCCCAGGTCCGCACCGTGACCCGCACCGTGGAGCGCATCGCCCGTGAAGACCCGCAGTTTGCCGCTGCTCGCCGTCCTGCTGAGCTTGCTGCTCTCCGCCTGCACCAGCTTCGGGGCGTGGACGAAGCCAACGGCCATTGACTGCCCGGACGAAGCCTTCCTGCCCGGCGAGCCGATGATCTACAGCGACGCGACCGACTTGGTCACCACCGAAGTCGAAGACGCCGAAAACCGCCACCGCACCAAAATCCTCGCCCTGCGCCACAAGCTGGCGCGGGGCTGCCTGACCCGCGCGGAAGCCGCCGGGTACATCCGCCGCGTGGAGTGACCTCATGGCAAGCGTGATTTACAACCGCGGGCTCGAGCAGCTGGCGCGCGGCACCATCGACTTCGACACCGACACCTTTCGCGTGATGCTGGTCACCTCCGGCTACACCGAAGACAAGGACGCGCACGACTTTCGCGACGACGTGACCAACGAGGTCAGCGGCACCGGCTACACCGCCGGCGGCGCGACCGTCACCGTAACCGTCACCCTGGACACCGCCAACGACCGCGTCGACATCAGCCTCGGCGGCGCCACCTGGCCGAGCAGCACCATCACCGCCCGCAAGGCGGTCTACTACAAGAGCCGCGGCGGTGCCGCCAGCGCCGACGAGCTGATCGCGGTCAACGACTTCGGCAGCGACGTGGTCAGCACGGGCGGGACGTTCACACTCAACGCCAGCACGCTGCGCATCCAGAACTGATCGCCATGACCATCACCACGGTCGACGGCCTGATCAGTGCGATGGGGAACAACTCGTCGCGCATCTTGATCGACAAGGCCAGCATTTCCAACGCTGCGGCCGGGCAGTTCCACTCGCTATGGCGTGCGACGGGCCAGCCTGGGCAAGGCGCGACCCCGACGACTGCGGCGACGTGCGACAACACGCTCACGGGCGCGTTGCAGTTCACGCAACAGACATCGCCCTCTACGTCATACCTGGGGATTCTCGAAGGGCTGTGTGTCAATGCCGGCACGACGCTTGAGATTCACGACCGCCTGATGCACATGGGTGGGCTCAGCGGCACCTCCACTAGCACGCAGACCGTCGACCTCGACGTGCATGCGAACGTCGGTAACGACAACCTCGCGGCGCGAATCGGCAGTTCGAATTACTCCGACGTGCAGTGGTGGCTGGAGTGGTACACCGACACGGGCGGCACGGCTACTACGGTCACCGTGAACGTCACCTATGACGACGGCACTTCGGGCGATCTTACTGGGGCGAGCATGGCGGCAACCCGGCGAGCCAGTTTCATGTTCCCGCTGAACAGCTTGATCCCGGCAGCGAAATCGGGTTTCTACATCCGCGACGTGAACAGCCTCATCCTTTCGGCGAGTACCGGTACGACGGGTAACTTCGGCGTGACTGCCACGCGCTTCCGCGCAGCCTTGTACAAGCCTGTGGCGAACGCACGCTTCACGGCTGATTGGGCGGGGCTTGGGCTACCAGAAATTCCCAACGAGTCGTGTCTGTTTGCGGTCCAGCTTGCTAGCACCACAACGACAGGTAACGTTCGCGCGACTGGCAAGATCATCCACGGCTGATTCATCATGGCCCTCCTGTACCGCAGCGCCGCCATCCTAAAGCCGGACGGCGCGGCGGCGGTCTGGACCGATGGATCGGTCGCGTCCGCGCTGCTGCTGTCGCAGTTCTTCGGCGAGCCCGCCGCAATTGCGCCAGGCGTCACGCTCACCGCGACCGGCAGCCTGATCGCCGGCAGCGCCAACGGGGGGGCGCTGCGCGCGGGCGTTACGCTCACCGCATCCACCAGCCTGATCGCCGGCAGCGCCAACGGGGGCGCGCTCGCGGCAGGCGTCACGCTGACCGCCGCCTGCAGCTTCATCGCCGGCGCGGCCAGCGCGGGCGGCGGGTCGGGCACGGCCAGCGGCGTCACGCTCACTGCGTCGACCAGCCTGATCGCCGGCACTGCGAACGGCGGCGCACTGGCCGCGGGCGTCACGCTGACGGCCACCACCAGCCTGACCGCCGGCACGGCGACGGGCGGGGGCCTCGCGGCCGGTGTCACGCTGCCAGTCACCACCAGCCTCATGCCTGGGGCCGCCACCGGCGGCAGCACGGGCGACGCCAACGCTGCCGGCGCCACCCTGCTGGCCGTTGCCTCGCTGCTCGCCGGCGCGGCGCAGGTGCTGCCCAATGCCCCGCCCGGCAGCCGCCGGGTCGGCGAGACGCCGCAAGACGCCGACCGGCGCATCGGCGAGAGCGTGCTCGACGCCGTGCGGCAGATCGGCGGGCGCACCCAAGACCAAGACCTGCGCATCGGCGCGGCGGCCCTCGCGGGCCCCGGCGCGCGCGTGGGCCCCACCACCTCACGGCCGCCGCGGCGCCGCATCGGATGAATCATGCAGCAGCAGCGCTTGATCGCAGGTGATTCGCTGGTGTTCCGCACCAGCGTGCCGGACTACCCGCCGAGCGCGGGCTACAGCCTGACCTACCGCCTCGTGCGCCGCGACGCCGCCGGGTCGGCCATCACCTTCACCGCCGGTGTGGACGGCGACGAATACAGCGTCAACGTGCCGCCCTCCACCACGGCGCCGTGGACGCCCGGCCGCTACACCTGGGCGTCCTATGCGTCCAAGACCGGC